AGAAGTTTTTGACGAATTAGATCAAGAGGAAGTAGATGAGGAGATCATAGAAGTTGTGGAGGAAATACCATTAACTGAGGAGGAAATAATTATAGAGGTAGAGGAAGTTGTAGAAGTTATTGAGGAACTAGAGGAAGTAGAAATTGAGGAATTGGAAACAGAACAAGTTGTTGAGATCATTGAGGAAGTTAATGAAGCGGGATTGGAAAACCTTGCAGATGTTAGCGAGACTGTACTTGAAGTTGTAAGTGAAGTTGTAGAACAGGCCATACAGGTAGCACAAGAGGAAGTTCTTACACCTCAACAAGAGACAGTAGTAGCTGAAGTATTAGGATTAGAATCAACTGATGACGTAGCAATTATTGCAGAGCAAGCAAAAACAGACGAAGCTGTTGCAGAAGCAGTAGAGGAGTATGTAGATAGAGCAGTAGAAAATGCTGATGTAGAGGATTACAACATTGCAGACGTTACAACTGAAATACAAACTGAGCAGTTCCTCGCAGATCCAATAGGTGAATTAACTGATATTGATTTAAGTGATGTGTCATTGCAATCATTAGAATTATCTGATACACAAGCAGAAAAAGCACAAGAAGTTGTAGTTCCTGTAATCATAGCTTCACAAATTATAGCTAGTGTGCAAGTAGTACCTATTAAGATAAAGAGATGAAGTTAATTAAAAAGTTTTTTAAATGGTTGTTTGAAATATTAAAAGAAACAATAGCACAAACATTTACATTATTAGGTTTTTTTATTGCATGGCTTACACTTACAGGTACAGCTAAAGATATTGTTGGTGTAGCAATTATAGCTTCTACAATACTTTGGCTTTTAACTATAGGTTTACGTAAAGACAAGTCAGAAAATCCAAAAAAAGTTAGTAGGTAATGGTATAATAAATACAGGAAGGAAGTGATATGCCCGCAAAAAAAGCATATAAAGCTAAAACTGTTAAGAAAAAGAAAAAGAAATACGCTAATAGATAATTAGTGTGTAACTGTAATATATTGTGCTGCGGTTGTAAATTACACTGCAGTACATGGAGTAACAATGGCTAGAAAAAAGAAAAATAGTTTAGTAAATAATATAAACAAACGTAAAAAAGCAGGTACAAGTAGATCAAAAAAGAACTCTACTATATCTCCAAAAGCATATAGACAACTTAAAAAGGGTTGGAAAAAGTAAAAGTATCTTGCCCTAAGTGCAATAAAAGTTTACAGATCAACAGAGATAATTCTAATTTATACTGTGATAATCGTAAATGTAAGGACTATAATAGAAACAAATGAAACTACAGGTCGTACGCACACAATTTGGACTAGACGCAACTAATGGCTTACTGTTTATTGACGGTAAGTTTGAGTGTTTTACATTAGAGGATCAATATCAGGCCGTGAAGGTAGCTGCAGAGACAGCAATTCCTGAAGGTACATATAAAATTACATTAAGAACTGTTGGAGGTTTTCACTCCAAGTATTTGAAACGCTATTCCTTCCATAAAGGTATGTTGTGGGTTAGAGATGTACCTGGATTTGAATACATACTCATACATACAGGCAACACTGATGAGCATACTGCAGGTTGTTTGTTAGTTGGTGAGACACAACAAGATTTAGACAAAGGTAAAGACGGGTTTATCGGTGGTTCAGGAGACGCATATAAAAAACTATATTTAAAAGTGTTACCTAAGCTGCAACAAGGTGAGGAAGTAACTATAGAATATTCACAAATTAATTTAGATCAAGCAGTAGACACAGAAGGTTTATCAACACTAGGTGCAATAGAGAAAAAGATTGACACATTAAATGCTAAAGTTACACAAGCATTAGCAGGAAGGAGACCAATTTAATGTCCTACCTATTTGATAAAGTAAAAAGAAAAAGAAACAAAGACGGAACGTTTACTAAAGATAATAAGTATACGTTTTGGAACGAAGCATGGGAGTACAAGATGAGTGATGAATTAAAACAACTTATAGAAAAAGTTGTATGGACGTTCATTGAGGCCTTTGGATCAGCACTGTTAGTTGGACCTGCATTGGATCTTGATGTATCGGCAATTCAAGCTGCGGGAATCGCAGGTGGTGGTGCAGTAATTGTGGTATTAAAAGAGTATGCAAAAAAACAACTCGCAGGTAAATAAATTTACCGCTACCCAACAGGACGTAACACACAATAAAGTAAACGATACAGGATCTCACCCGCATGGTTGGGAACCTGGAGTAGTCTTTGACTACAAGACACGCACAGGCATGATGACAACAAGGCCTGTAACTTCTGAACTATCTGAGTTTGATGATCTACTACGTGAGTGGGGATTTGATCCTAATAAATACATGATACTAGACAATACAATACGTGTATCTACGTGGGATATGAATCTAGGCAAGGGAGAAATACAACAAGCATGGGCATACAAAGCACAGATAGTTGCTAAAGATCTTGTACTTGATACTAAAGATTATGCAAAGCTAAATAGTTGGATACAATCTTACAAAAGAAAACCTAAGCCAAAAGTAAAACAACCTAAGTCTAGTTTTTTTGTAGCAATCAGTGATCTACAGTTAGGTAAGCGAGACGGTGGTGGTACTGAAGCAATTATAGATAGGTTTTTAGAAAAAATACATACAGTTAAAGATCGTTATAATTTTTTACGTGCAGCAGGTATGGAGTTTGATCAACTTACAGTAGTAGGATTAGGCGATATAGTCGAGGGGTGCGTAGGGTTCTATCCACAAGCAATGGGTCCAAACGGAGTTGAGTTGGATTATAGAAATCAAATGAAACTAGCTAGACGTGTCATTGCTAAAGCATTGATAGAGTGGAGTAAAGACTTTAATCTTGTAGTAGTAGGTGCAGTTCCAGGAAATCATGGAACCAAAAGAATTGCAAAAAATCTAGCACCAACAGGTGAAATGGATAACTATGACATAGAAGTATTTGAACAAATAGGTGAGATCTTTGCAGACAAGCCACAGTTTTCACATATAAAGTTTGTAATACCTGATGAACCACACCTATCTCTTAACGTATGTGGTACAAACATGACTTTTACTCATGGCCACCTTGCGGGGTACGGGGGATCAGTAGAAAACAAGCTAATGAATTGGTGGAAAAATCAAACGTTTGGTAAATTTCATGCAGGATCCTCAGACATTTTAGTAACAGGCCACTATCATCATCACCGTGAATTACATGACGGACGCACCTGGATACAAGTACCTAGCTTAGATGAATCAACATGGTTTGAACAGCAAGCAGGTAAGAAAACAAAGCAAGGTGTGCTAACTATGGTTGTAGATAAGAACGGACACAACAACAAAGAGATCGTCTAACAGAAAAGCGGCCTTACAAGACCGCTTTATTTCTGTTTTACAATGGAGGTGAGCCATGTAAAATCTTACTTAATCTACTTTAGCACCTGTTATAATTAAATCAAACCAATATTCAAGTAGGGTTTCCTCCTTTACCTACTTGCTTGCACCTACTTTTTTTTCAGTAGGTGTTGATATAGCAAAAAAGCTGTATATAATATATATTGGAGGTGCATTATGGCAATGACAACGCCCGATACACATACAATAGATCAGCTACAAGCTATCAAAGAGAGTGTAGCAAACACAGGTGCGAAGTTTGTAGTTGTACAGAATAGCAATGTAAAGTATATTGATTCGACAGGTGAACTAAATTATTACATTAACAAAAATGGTTTATCAATAGATCGTTTTGAATTATGGAATAACATAATACATTACATATTTGTTAGAGCAGTGCGTGGTGGGGATTAATTGGGATTATTTACAGATAAAAAGGAGATGAAAAAGTGGGCAATCGCTTTAGGTAACGCATGCGGTGGTGCCAAAGTTACTACTGAATTGCAATTAACACAAGTTAATCCTGATCAAGTTGTTAAATTAACACAGCAATTTGTAAATGAATATAATGCACAGATGTTAAAAGCAATTAAAAAATATGAGGGAGATGAAAGTGAGTGAGCCACACCCAATGGATCGTGATGTTCGTGTAATGTTTACCGATAACAGCACTAGAGATTTTATTGTTACTGCTGCAAATGTAAAAGAAGCAGAGAAAATATTTGATACCATATTTAATCACATGGAACAAAGTATTAATGATCTATTAAAACAATATAAGGTTGGGAAAAAAACAAAATTATGGGTAGAGTATAGTGTAGATAGTCATAAGTATATGACAGAGGAGGAGAGTAACTAATGAGTTGGCAAGACGAATACGATCAAGTAGAGGATAGACTAGCAAAGTTTTGGAAGGATAATCCTGAAGGCAGAATTGAAACAGAAATCATAAGTATTACAGATGATCATAAATCAGCAGTACATAAAGCAAGTGTTTTCTTAAATAAAAAAGATGTATTACCTACAGCTACAGGTATTGCACAGGATCAACACGGACCTAAAGGTGCTAACCAAACTTCATGGATAGAAAACGGGGAAACAAGCGCAGTGGGCAGGGCATTGGCCAATTATATTTATCAAGCAAAGAAAAGACCGTCAGTAACTGAAATGCAAAAGGTGGAGAACTTGAAATCTGATACAGTGAAACCTGAATCGCTTAACAATCAAGTTACCAAGAGTGTAGACCAAACTAGCAATAGCAAGGCCTACACTCCTTCACCTTCTGTACAAAAAAAATTAGATGAGGTACAACAAGCAGCAAAGGTAGCAAAGAACCAATCTGTAGAACAAAACCTTGCTGATACTTTTAATACAAATGTACAGGTATCAACAATACCTAAGTGTATGACATGTAACAATGATGTTTGGGATAACCGTGCAGACAAAGCAAGCGGTAAAGTTAAACCAACGTATCCTGATTACAAATGTAAGACAAAAGATTGCAGAATTTGGTACATAGATAGTTATGCTAATGACAAAAAAGCACCTGAGGAGTGGTATATGCCTAAAGTTGATGTAAAACCTAATGATATTAATGACATTGATGACGACATACCGTTTTAATGTCTAAAAATTATAAACATTATGCAGGTAATAGAATCTATAGTCCTGGAGATATAGATGAACTTAAATCATTAAATCCTGAAGCGTTATTACTAGAACCACGTGAACAATTTGATAACGCATACATAGGTTATGCAACTAAAGGACCAAAAGATCCTGTAGCTTGTTACGAATTTAGTTTAATTATGGATTGTTTAATTGATCAAGATGATATGCAGGAGCAAGACGCAGTAGAGCATTTTGATTACAACATAAGAGGATCATGGTTAGGTGATAATACACCTGTAATTATGCACTTAGATGAATACGCTTTATCAATAATGCAAGCAGGCCGTAGAGTTTTTGATGAAAACAAAGCAAAGGAGGAGAGCAATGAGCATGAGAGACGAGGTGCTACAGATACTGAGTGATAATCAGTGGCATTGTAGTTCTGAATTAATTGAATTAGGTTGGTCAGTAAGAAATAGGATCAGCGAAATAAGACAAGACAAAGGTGAGGATTATATTATCAGCGAACCTTGTGCGTTGGCAGCACACACACATAGAAATAAAAATATATCTATGTACAAACTAAATGATCAAGAAAAAAAACAAGAATTAATGAATAGACTTAATGACAAAACTCAATTAGACTTGTTTGCATGAAGGAAGTTTTAGAGACAAAAGGTGGCATAGCTGTATATGATATGTTGCTTGAATCTAAAACTAAATTAGTACAAATATCTACACAAATCACAGAGTTAGAACCCAAAGATCACATGGATCTTTTTCCACCAAGTTCAATGGCAGGTTCGTGGACAGCGAAGCGTATGAACGACAACTATCCTGGTATGTATATTGATTCTGTAACTGCTGCAGGTGGTTACAGTGGAGGTATTCGTTGTCAGTGGATAGGTAGTGAAGGAGAAGCGTATCTTGATATGGTTCTAACTCTTAGTGATTTATTTGCGTTCACATTTAACTACCGTAATGTCAAAGGTCTTGACTTTGGTATGTTAGATCGTATTGATATGAAGGCGTATGTTAAAGCAGCAGGGGAATCGGTACAAACAAATGTCAAAACAAAAACAACAAGGCACAAGACTTGAATCACAAATAGCTAAGGTAGTTAATGGTGAAAGACTAGCTGAAGGAGGCGCTAACGATAGAGGAGACGTTAGGTTTTATCTTAATGACGTTGAATTTATTGTAGAGTGCAAGGCAAGGCAATCATTAAACGTTACAAGAGAGTTAGCTAAAGCCATAAAAAAATCTAAAGCTAAGTACACGGCATTAGTATGGAAGCGATTAGTTAAAACAGATAAAAAAGTAAGACAACCTGACGGAGTATCCGTTGTTGTTTGTATAGATTTAGACACGTTCGTTGATTTAGTTGACGGCAAAAGAGGTAATGAATTTTATGACGATCCGTTTTGGAAGCAACTCCCATAAAGATATAGATAAGATAGGCCGCCAAACTGCACTTAATTTAGCTAGTCTTATGGCCCGTGTTGAGTATGACTTTAATAGACATGAGCCATGCCTTGTGTGTAATGAAAAATATAAGTACCACGTTGACGGTTTACCATGTGAAAGTGATGATTTAAAGAAGCAAATTATTAGATCAAATCGTTGGGATACCCATATAAAAACAACTAGCGCCCGTAAAAACGAGCGCTAGATCTTTGAGACAGTAAAATATATTTATTAATTAATCATTAACCTCCTCTATTATTCTATGACATTTATTTAATCTTATATACTTAACAATTATGTTTTGGCCTTCTAACCATGACTTTATTTCATCTTTCAGTGCCTTCCTTATAATTTTAAAGTGCCAAGCTTTTTCAATACCTATACCGTCATAAATTAGTTTATTGTTTTCAACAGCAAGATTATGGTTATCTAAAAATTCACCTGCAACTTCTTTGAGATCAATTTCTATGTCTATTTCTCCGTAGTATTTAAACTTCATTTTACTCCTCCTCCAATTTGACTAACAACTTAACCATAGATAAACGTGCGTCTCTATCCTCTAGTTGTTGCTTGTACATTAATTTATTATTAATTAATTGCTTCTCTAATATTTTTTGTGCGGTAGTTAGGCCGATATAATATCCACCTAACATACCAATCACTACTGCTATTGCCGCTTCCATTAAGCCATACTCCTTACAGGTACGGCCATAGTAATAAAGTCTCTTACTTTGTAACCGTCTCTACCTTTGTACACGTACTTATAAAATTCTTTATCTAATTTAAACACGTGATATTGTTTATCGTCTTTACTTCTAAACTGCGCTAACAAAGTAACAAGTCCTGGTCCTGTATGTTTACTTTTAGCTATTGTATGTAGCTTCATGTAGTCCATACCTCGTTGACTATCAATAAGTAGATGTTCCTCAACAGGTTTATGACTTCTATTAGTAACCCAATTTTGATAATCCTCCCACAAAGCGTCAGTTTCGGGGAAGGAAGCATGGTCAGCTAATCGTATATGCACGGGATCAGTTACCGTACTATCATGGGCGCTACCGCTAGCACCAAATAGTATTAGACTTTGTCCGTATACTCTAGCTTTTGGGAAGCTCTTAACTTTATCTATTGTAAGGCCTTCCGCTAATCTATAATTGGGTAACGTAACTGTTCTGTATTCACCTAATTCGCAACCGTTTGTGTGTACAAACCTTTTTACGTCAAAGTTTTTAGTAGTATCAACTTCACCTGTAACTTTGATCATCATGTATACAACCTCACTCTTACGTATTGGGTGATTCTTAGGCATAGTTATATTTTCAAACGGTATTTGAAACTCTAACATTTTACCTATGTCTAAGCTAGTCCAGGAGTTTACGTTAATTACCTGTATGTTTTCACTATCAAATACATACTTAGTAATACCGTATGAATCAGTTGCTTCAAATATTACACTACCAAATTCATACGTTGTATTATGCTTTTGTGTTCCAACATAATATCCACCTGGTTGATTATACGTACTGTAAGGAATCCTTACCAATATGTTGTTTAATCTTTTATGCTTATATTTTTTGTAAGCGGCCACCATGTTGTTCATTACTTCTAACTCTTTGTTAGTCATAGTTACACATACATAACCTTCGTCTAAATTACCTTCTAAAAGATCTAATGGGTTATCCATTATTTCTCCTCCTCTCTTGTATCCTCATGGTGAAATAAAACTACTGTATAGTTTTCACCGTCATGTCTGCGTAATATCTTACTATTAACGTACTCCCAATCTGTATGTCCAAACATTTGATTACATGCGTAATCTAAATGTTCTGTTTCATTACTTGGGTTTAATAATCCAGGCATTATACCTCCTCCTTTATAACTAGCTTGTAGTCAAATTCTCTATTGTCTCTATCGTCCTCATCAAAGTAAGCTACTACTTTTTTGTACTTCCTTCTATTCGTACGTAAGAATCTAGTATTGACGTAATCGTTTATATTTTTGATAGAATCTATTTCCAATACAAAGTCATCACCGCAACTTTGGCCTTCTTTTAATGATTCTTGCATAAGCTCAATAGCTTCCTCTTTAGTTTCGTAGAAGGATCTCCTCCACTCACCACCACCGTAGCTATCGTGAAAGTCCTGGTATACAACAAACAAAGGCTTCATGCTATTCCTTTTAGGTGCGCTTTAAATTGTCTCTTAGCTTCCTGGATACCATAACCCATGTAGCGTTGTCTCTCTCCTGTATGCCTACACGTCAATATAAGCATTGCATTGTGTTGTACTTGTTCTACTCTTATATCTTTTGTAGTAGATTTTTCTATTTCTATTGGATAACTCCAACTCATTTTCACCTCCATAATTGATATAGCGCCCGCATACACGAGCGCTAGATCTTATTGTATATCTTGTAGTCTCCTTGCCCAATCTTTAGGTATTCTATACCCGTCCAATTCGGTTTCTGTTTCGGCCTTCTTTTCTCTTATTTCTTTATATAAATCAAACATGTCCTTCTTACATGTTCCTTTATATACAAACCAATACCCGTCCGCTTGACTAAGCCAACTGATTAGCTTACCGCAACATAGTTTGGTTAACTTAAACTGATACTCTTTTGACGTATCGTAATCATTACGAAGCCCAAAGTATCTATTCTCTTGGTATGCCTTATCACAGGTACATAAAGTTTTATCAATTATTTGACTACCGTATTGCGTACCCATGTACCTTTGGTCCTGGAGAAATGCGTTAAAGTCTTTTTTACTTACACTCCATATACTAAGCACTACTCACCTCCTTCTCTAAAGTAGTCCAATATACTAAATCACTAGTACTTGGTGATTCACTGTATTTATCATATAGATCATCATATTGTTTTTCTGTATATTGTTTTTGTAGACATTTATTGTTATCGCAAAACACGTCATCAAACACTTTGAAATAAGCGTCCGTTATAACGTTACCGCATGTTGCGCATATCATGTCCTCACCTCCGTCAATTCGTTTGTATTTAACCTAATTAAAGGCCTTCACTAATAAAATTACTATATTACGGTCATATTGTCAAAGATCTAATGAAGCGGCCTTTGGGCGCTAGATTCTGCTTAATGTGTAAATAATTATATATTTGTATTAATAACGTATCTATGGTAAATTTATTAAAGGAGGTGCAGTCATGCAAGCAAATTATATAGATCAAGATGAGAAGTTTAAGGAGACCGCTAGACGATCTTTTGAAACTTTTATAGGCCAAGTTGGCGAATCAATGGCGGTAGCTAATAAGTTATTAAAAGAACAAGACGAATTAGAACACTTACTGCCGTTATGTTACGCAAATGAGGGCGGGCCTTTAACGTATGACGATATACACAAGGGCGGATTTCTAAACTTTGGCGCAACACTAAGCGGACCAAATACCAAAGAAATGTGGATCAAAGATTCATGGGCCATACTTACGTTAAGCGGTGGCGGACCTGCTTCAAGATTAGTAATTAAACAAGAGGTAGAAGTTAACGGCACAAACGCAGATTATTCCTTCAAGGTATGGTGGCAGTATCAAGATTGGGGTAAATATTGGCTTAATGTTTATGTTGATGATAACACTAATGAATTACTGTTAGATTGGTTGTTTAGATATGTAGACGTAACGCTTGAAGCTAATTTATACGCATATTTCAGAATCGGTGAGGATCCTGTTACCGTGTCAATGTATGAATAATTAATATAGACGGGTAGCCCTCCCGTTTACGTACACAGAAGCCCGTAGGTTCCGCCAATAGTTCCTGCGGGTTTTCTGTTTGGATCTCCTTCCTGGACAATTAAAAAACATCTAACGCCCTTGCGCTTCTCTCGTAGATCATAGGCCACCTGGAGCCGTGCGAGATGATCCAATTAATCTAAATGCCGTGCTATTGCTGTTTAATCAAGGTCTACGCTTTGCACCACAGGCACCCACACACCGTACACTAGCGCCCGTATGCCGTGCAGAACTGCGCAAGCGGGAGCAATGACCTAGTAGCGCCCGTTGTAGTTGTATGACCGCCCTATGTCAACCCGACACCCCCGTTTAATTAACATGAAGGCCCAAATATATAGGTGGTAACTGCTGTTTTTTATAGTGGAGGTAGTGGGAGTTGCACCCACGTGTAGTTGGTTTGTATTGAAACGAGCCGTAAATGTATCAATTTTATAAGGGAAAACCAACTGTCAAAACTACTTTACCCCCGTGTACAGTGTAACACAAATGTGTACACTTATTGATCAATAAATAGTACAAATGTTCTATTTATTTGTCGGACTGTAGTTGTGTAGATATAGCGATCCCTGTGCCGATCCCGCCCAACCAAGAAAAAGTCTATCAGCAATTAAGATTCTTTAAATTAAATATTCGGATTAATAGGATCTTACCCTAGTTATCACGGCCTAGTTAATCCGCTTTGTTTTACCGACTCATTATCAGACCTATTTTTCTTAAAACTAGCAACAGGTCTTGCTTATAAAAAAAATTTTTTACGACTATGTATGGTACACTATAGCAGATGACTAAACCGAAACAAGTGATTTGTGTGGCCTCAGACTGCACTAATGTATTGCCCGAAGGTAGAAAAAAATATTGCAGCGATAGGTGTTCTAATCGTATCAGACGCAGAGCAACTAGAGCAAATAAAAAAACTACAGAGTTTCAAAGTGAAAAAACCTTAGACGGTGCTATATCAGAACGTAGAGGTAGGTTCTATGCAATATGTAAAGAACTAGGATACTTTGATAAAATCATATCAGGTGAGATGACACAGCAGCAGGTAGCAGACGCAGTGTCTACATCACGTGCAAATATATCAAGATCATTAGCTGCGTACTATAAAGATTTAGAAGTAGAACGTAAACAACAACAATTTAAAAAAGTAGAGACTAAAACGTCTGTAGACGATTTTATTAACTTTCGTGATACATATTTTTTAACTGAACGTGGAGAACCGTATGATACTCCAGGTTTTCAACAAGAGTGGATTAAGGCCATACTTGAATCAATAGACACAGGTGGTAGACTTATGATATTAAGTCCGCCACGTCATGGTAAAACAGACTTGTTGACACACTTTTGTGTTTATGTGATTTGTAGGAATCCAAACATAAGAGTTATGTGGGTTGGTGGAAATGAGGATATAGCTAAGAACGCAGTAAGTTCTGTGCTAGATCACCTAGAAGGTAATGAACAATTAATAGAGGATTTTTGTGGACCAGGACGAAGTTTTAAACCTGAAAATAGAAGCGGAAAAAGTTGGTCAAGTGGTCAATTTACTGTTGCAACTAGAACAGTTACAGGTATTAAGTCTCCAACTGTGGTCGCAGTTGGAAAAGGTGGCAAGATTCTCTCCAGAGACGCTGACCTCATTGTCGCAGATGACATTGAGGATCACTCAACAACAGTGCAACCTAGTGCTAGAGAGAATACAAGAAATTGGTGGACAACCACACTCCAATCAAGAAAAGAGGAACACACAGGTATGGTAGTAATTGGATCAAGACAACACCCTGATGATCTTTATTCACATATCCTGGACAACAATGTTTGGTCATCAATAGTAGAACGTGCGCATGATTTAGAAGTACCATTAGAGGATCCTGATGTAGACCATAGTAAGCACATGTTATGGCCTGACAAAAGAACACACAAATGGTTACTAGAACAGTTACATGCTGCAGAGACAACAAGCGGTAGAAATGTATTTGAAATGGTATATTTAAATAAAGCTATACCTGACGGCATGCAATTATTTACACCTGAAGCTGTAGATTCCTGTTTAGATAGATCACGTAAATTAGGAGACATACCACCACATATAAGTTTAATTGCAGGTTTAGATCCTGCTAGTACAGGTTATCAAGCTGCTGTACTATGGGCCTATAACGTAAAATTAGGAACATTGTCATTAGTAGATTTACGTAACGATCAAGGTGGTGGTGTATCTAAAGCATTAGCATTAATGAAAGAGTGGAACGAACAATATGGTCTGTATCATTGGATTGTAGAGGAAAACGGATTTCAAAAAGCAATTCGTCAAGATAGGGAAATTAGGGATTGGTCTATAAGGCATGGTGTTAAAATAGAAGGACACGAAACAAATGTGAACAAGTGGGATCCTGTGTTTGGTGTTACTGCAATGGTACCTTTGTACGAACAAGGTAAAATAAATTTACCGTTTGCTGAAGGAATTACTAAACGTAAAGTTAGTATCTTTAGGCAACAATTAATTTATTTTAGTCAAGCAAGTGCAAAAAATAGCAGGTCTGTTAAAACAAAAACAGATTTAGTAATGGCAAGTTGGTTCCCAATGAAAAGAATTAAGACGTTGCAGAAAACACTGCAAGCGCAAATGGAATATGATTATGAACCAAGTTATCGAGGATTACAAGCAAGTACAATGAACGAACCTTTTTGGAATAGATGATGTTAACAGCAGACGAATTAAGTAAAAGATTAGAGGACCTTCGTGGTATGCACGAACACTCAGGGCATTGGGAATATAGAGATCGTATGCGTGATATTTTAAATGGTGGACCACGTGGTGTAGCTGCATTGTTAGGACAACAATCTAATAATTTTAGTGAGGATTTACCTGCACCGAATTTAATTTTATCAGGCCTAGAACACTTAGCACAAAAAATAGGTAGAGTGCCTGATATTAAAGTAGATCCACTTAATGATAGAGATAGTGATAGGGCAAGAAAAAAAGCAGCTAAGTTAGAACGCATTGTACATCACTATGACAAACAAGCTAAGTTAGATAAAGCATTACCACAAGCAAGTAGGTGGTTACCTGGATATGGATTTGCAGTATGGGTTATTACAACTAAAAAAGACGCTAATGGTAATGAGTATCCGTTAGCACAATTAAGAGATCCATACGATTGTTTTCCTGGATATTATGGACCTGATCAACAACCAAAAGAAATGGCCTTAATTAGATTAGTGCCTGTTGAAACAATTAAAGCTATGTACCCACAAGCAAAAGTAGATGTAGAACAAGCAGGACAAGCACCTGGATATACAAGATTTAAATATACAGACGCATATAGCAGGTCATGGGAAAATGGATTAGCAGACGGTGTTGAGTTAGCAGAATATTATGACGAGGAAGGCACATACATATTTTTACCTGATATGAAACAAATATTAGATTTTATACCTAATCCACTTAAATCAGGACCAAGATTTGTGATTGCTAAAAGATATAGTTTTGATAGATTACAAGGACAATACGATCATGTGTTAGGCCTTATGTCAACTATGGCAAAGATAAACGTATTATCTGTTATTGCTATGGAGGACGCAGTATTTACAGAAACCAATATTGTAGGTGAAATAGAATCAGGTAATTATAAAAAAGGTAGAAACGCAATAAACTACTTAGCACCTGGTTCACAGGTAAGTAAACCAACAAGCAACTTACCATATCAAATGTTTCAACAAATAGATCGTATAGAACGACAAATGCGTATTGGATCAAACTATCCATTAACTGATGACGGTATATCACCTAACAGTTTTGCAACAGGTAAAGGTTTGCAAGAACTTATGTCATCTGTAGATTTAAATGTAAAAGAATATCAATTAGTGTTAAGAGACGCTATTGAGGAATTAGATAGTAAACGATTAGAACTAGACCAAGTTGTTTATGGTAAAAAAAGAAAACCATTAGCAGGATATAGAAATGGATCTAGTTTTGCAGAAAACTATTCACCCGACACAGATATAGCTAATAACTTTGTTACTAGACGTGTTTATGGTGTTATGGCAAGTTTTGATGAACCAACAAAGATAGTATCAGGCCTGCAGTTATTACAAGCAGGTATTTTAGATACACAAACATTACAAGAAAACATGGACGGCCTTGATAACATACCAAAGATAAATGAACGTATAAGATCTGAAAAAGCAGAAAAAGTATTGTTTGAAACTTTGTTAGCACAAGCACAGCAAGGTGATCCTAAAGCAACTATGTCAGTTGTTGAAATATATAAATCACCTGATGATATGAGTGAAATATTAAGTAAATTTTATACCGCAGAGGAACCTGCAATGTCTCCTGAGGAGGAAGCTTTAATACAACAGTTAGGACAACCACAAGAAGGTGCAATTCCGCCTCCTGCAGCACAAGGTGCAGGTGGTGGTGTAGATATAAGATCGTTACTGTTAGGACAGGGATAATGTCAGATAATATAGATATAGAATTTAGAGATATAGTTCGTGAGGAACTAGAGGACGTTTGGGAAATAAGTGAACAAATAGTAAATGAACATTATGCAAAAATGCCACCTGTTATTGATTATGACGATTTTGTAAATTTTCCACAACCAATAATAGAATTTAACAGCAATATAGGTTTTATGGTTTTATTTCCAATGGCAATGTTTCATCACTCATTGTGTCAATGTGAGGAGTGTAATGAGCGTAGAGAGTAGTAGAAGCAGAGGTAGACGAGGTGGGTATAGAAAACCTGCTGAACCTGCAGCAGTCTCAGGGCCTGGTGCATTATCACAACGTACAGATACAGGAGTATCAGTAGATGAAGTAAAACAAATGATTTCTAATGACACACAAGGTGTAGAAGGACAAGCAGAAAAAAATGTAGCAGCAGCAAATGCAGCACTTACAGGTACATCTGCACCTGGACAACCTGTAGGTACAACTTTGCCCGCAGGTGTATTACCTGAAAATTTAGATATATTTACAAACGGTGGTGGACAAGAAAATATACAAGAGGGAGTAACTGATGAAGCGAGACGTATAGCAGCAACAGGTTCACCTATGTTGCCACCTGATCCATTAATGTTAGTAAGAGCAATGTATGAAATATATCCTACTGATGAGTTAGGTTCATTATTAGCGTCATTTCAAAACAAACCACAACAAAGATCAGTTAATCCTCAAACATGGCAAACCTAAATTTTTTTGAATTACCGCATGTAGAAAAAGATTTATTTTACGAAATAGATCAAAGAAACAGACGATATGACGCAATTAAAAATACTTTAACACCACAAGACGCTATACGTGCAAGTAAGTTAGCACAAACATATCCTAATTTTACACCTGATATGATAAGTTCTTTGTCATTATTAAAAATGCAACCTGAGGATCAAACATTACAATTACTTGCAGAACGATATGAACAAATAAAACAAGACGAAGGTTTTTTTAAGTCTTATGTTAGAGATCCATTTACTGCATTAATAAGAGGATCTTTAATGGGTTTAGAGGATTTTTACCGTACATTTGTAGATAGACCTATAAATGCAGCTATAGCAAGTACATCAGGAGATCAAGCAGAGAACGTAAGTTTTTGGGAAGCATATAGTCAATCAGGTAAATCTACAGTTAAACAAGCTGTACAAAACTTAGCACAAGGTAGACGAGTAAACATTGGTTCAGGTATTATACCTAACTCAGAAGTATTAAATCCACAAGATCCAAATAGTCCAAACTTTGAGGAGTATCAATTTTTAGTTAGTAGAGGTATACAACCTACAGAAGCACAAACAATTATTAATAATAAATTAGGCAATCCTATTACAGAAATAGATAGGAATATGCAAGAGGGTAATCCTATATTTAAATACACAACTAAAGGTGGCAATCAAGTACCTATATCTTTAGGTAGAGTTGCAGCAGCACAAGTTGTAGAACCTAATCAACAATCATTTAATGTTTTATCAGGATTAATTGACGGTGCTAAAGCAGTATTTTTAGATCCTGCTAATTATGTACTAGCAGGTGCAGGTGCAGGAATAAAAGCTAAAAAAGCATTTAAACCTACAGAACGATTAATGGCACAACTTAAAAAACAAGATAAATTAACAGACATACAGAAAAGCGTATTAGGTCTAAACGATAATGGCATAGCTAAATGGTTTAGACGTGAGGACGTTAGTGAGTGGTTAGACGGCAAAACAGGTGATAAGTTTATGGAGTGGCTAGTAGATATGGAAAACGTTAGCGACTTTATGGATATTACAGGAATTAAACACCCTACTGTTGTTAAAAGATTAACAGACATTACTAAATCAAACATTACACGTGAGGAAAAAAAGGTAAAACTATATGAAGCTATGGAATACATTTTTGGTAATCCAAGATTAAAAACAGCAGGTGTAGATGTAAAACCTACAGCAGGAACTATAAGCAGAGGTGTAGGTAAGTTAGTAGGTAAAACATTAGATCCTGAGAACAGAGAAATAGCAGAATTGTTTGGTGCTACTACAGCAATAGTACGTAAAGCTAGGAACAGTAATACTAGATCCTGGAGAATTATGGGAACATACGCTAGTGAATTACCTTATAGATTTTTAGATGTAGATCACATGGAGGATACATTTGAATCTGTTAAAGCATGGTTAGATAATACAACACTTGACGCTTCTGCTAAAGATACAGTATTGTCAGAGTTTTTAACATTAAAAGCAGGAGATTACGAAGGTGTGTTTGCTGCTACAAAAAATATGATGACACAAACTATAGATGATTTAATTGCAAATCATGGTGCAGATCCTGAAGCAGCTAGAAAGTTTGGACAAATATTTGAGGAAGCAGATCTTAATACAATGCGTAAATACTTTACATACGCTAACAGTGGTGAACAAGTACTAACACCTGGTATGGATTTACGTATAGCTTCTTTAACTGAGGACGGTGGTACAAAAGTTAGAAAACCATTACCAAGACCACAACTACTTACAGAATTAATTAATAGAAACATTGCTTTACCTGATCCAACAGAGTTATCTAAAACAATAAGTTATATAGGTACATTAAAAAATAAATTACCTGAAGGATTTGGTGCAGGTACTGATATTACAGGTAAGTTAATGGATAAATATTACACACAGTTTTGGAAACCATTTGTATTGTTACGTGGTGCATGGACAGTAAGAGTTATATCAGAGGAACAATTACGTTTATGGGCTAGAGGTTACAAAGGTATTGCAAGTAATCCTTTGTCCTGGATTGCATTAAAAGTTGCAGGATTAGGTGGTGCAGACGCAGCTAAGGTAAGACGTTGGACAGCAAAGAACGTAACATTTAAAGATATTAAAGGAGACATACTAAAAGAATCAGACGAGTGGAAACGTGCTAGTTCACGTGCATTTGGTGGTGAAGCAAATCAAGTATTTAATGTTAAAGGTAGACGTGTGAGGTTTAGAGGTGGACCACGTAATTACAGCACTATAACTAAAACACAATTTATGGACGAGGAAGGAAACATAACTGATACTCGTAAATTTAACAGATACATAGAAGGTTATCTTAATGAGTTACGCAAACTTGAATATGATGATATGTTTAAATTTTTATTTAGAAATAAACAAGGTAAAGATGAATTTGAAATGGCTAAAGTATTTGCAGACAAAGCAGATAGTTATGTAGATGAATTACTTGAAGCATGGAATAAAGGTGGTGCAGAATATGAATTAGCTAGTTCAACACGTGCAGGTAGACAAGCTATTGCAGAAGCATTAATTGCTAGAGTTCACATGAACGTTGGTGGTGGTTTTACAGTAGATGAGGATCTACTTTACAGAGCATTAAAAGGTGAAATAGATGACAGTGTTATTACAGGACCTATGTACAGATTAGAAAACATTGAGGATAGTGAAAACGCAACAATAGCTTTACCAAGTTTGTTAAACATGATGAGAACAGGTAAAACAAAAATCGTTAAATCAAAAGAAGGTGATTTATTAGAACAACCATTAACACTTCGTGAAATATTTGATAGTCCTGAAAAACATTACGAAAGTTTAATTGACTTTATAGGTGATCCATTTAATGTAATACACCTTCCTGATTATGTAGCTGTACCAAAAGCAGATATGATTGATGACGTAAGTTTTTATCAAAAAGCTATAAGCAATATGTTCAATATGTTTATGGGAGAACGTACAGATAACATGTCAAGATCTCCTGTATTTAGACAAGCGTATTGGAGAGCAATATATGATCTATTACCTTCAATGACTAAAGAAATGAGAGATCTTATATTAAACGGTGGAAGGATAAAGAAATCAGTAGATTCTGATGAACTTGTTACCTGGACAGGTGCATACAGTGCAAACATACCTGAAGCTAATTTATTAGAAAATATCATAGGAGATTTAAGACAAGCAGCAGGAGAAAAAGGTGTAGGTATTAAATTTTTTAGAGATAAAGATACACGTATAAATTTACAAATGATAGAACAAAGAATTAAAAAATTAAATGACGCTGATCTTGCTAGTGGTGTAGATTTTAATAAAGATATACAAAGATTGTTAAAAGAAGCACAAGATGATTTTAATAATTCATATAAAATTCTTAAAGATAAATTAGCAAAATTAGATACAGATTTAAAAGAAGGAACAATAACTAAAAAAATATATGATCGTGATTCTAAAACAATTAATAATTCAATACAAAATTTACGTAAAAATTTAGCTGCAGAAAAATTTAATTTAAATAAAGACGCAGCTAATAGATTAGATATTAATGAACTTACTGAGATAGATGATGTAGCAAAAGCGTACGCATTAGACGAAGTACAAAACTTGTTATATGATCTATCTACACGTAAAAAGTTAGCATATAATTTAAGATCTATATTTCCGTTTGGTGAAGCATTTATAGAAATAATGACAACATGGGGAGGATTACTTAAAAACAACCCTGAATTACTTAGACGTGGTCAGGTAGTTGTAGAAAATTTACGTGAGGACAATGAGTTATCTCCTGTACAAGGTCAAGGTTTTTTTGCAACAGATGAAATAACAGGTGAGGAAGTATTTAACGTACCAATAGTAGGTGAATCAATATCTAATATTGCTTTTGGTAGAGATCGTAATGTTAGATTAAGACTTGCAGGATATGCTTCTGCACTTAACTTAATTATGTCATTTAAACCTGGTATTGGCCCTACAGTACAAATACCTGCAGCATTTATTGCTGAGATGTCTCCTAAATTTGATGACGTTGTAGAAGGATTGTTTGAGTATGGATTACCTAACGTTGACACTCCTGCAGACTTAGTAGCAGCAGCAGGTGTACCTGGTTATTTAAAATCATTTGTACAGGCATTGTATATGGATAGTAATAAAAATCAAGGTGAACTTATGCGTGTTGCAGGCAATACAATTATTGACGCATTTACAGTATTAGAAGCAAATGGTATGGATACAACTACACGTGCAGGACAACAAGATACTATGGAACAAGCAGTTAATGTTGCAAGAGGTATGACTTTTATAAAAGCATTATCACAATGGGTTGGTCCTACATCATTAAACGTTAGATATGATATAGGTGATCCACGTAATGCTGATAACTTTATAAGCAAACAATCTTTAGCAGATTACTATCGAGAAATATTACAAACACCGCCACAAGATAAACAAGGTAATTTTTTGTTTACTCCTGGAGATAATCACGAAGCAACAAAATATTTTATAACAACATTTGGTTTTAATCCATTATCTTTAATAACACCTAAGACACAAGTTATTGAACCTAGACCTGTAGACGAACGTGGTGTAGCATGGCAAGAGGAAAATCCTGAACTATTCGAATCACATAGTCTTACAGCACAATACGCTATACCTAGCGGTGGTGGTGGAGAATTTAGTTATGAAGCATACATAAGAAATTTAAGATCAGGTAAACGACAAACATTAAATGCAGAACAATGGTTATACATTAGAAATCAAAGATTAGGTTCGTATTATGTAGAAAACCTTAGACGTAATAGTTTAGAAACATTTGACATTACAGATCCAAGACAAGCACGTGCAAGAAATCAATTTTTAGCTATATCTGATGATGAAGCACGTGTTAGGTTTCCTGGATACGGTAGCCCTATTCCTGGTGTTATGCAAAGCGCAGGTACAGAACAAGCAGTAGATGAATTAAAAACATGGGATCAAAACGCTAAGTTAAGTGGTACAGATACAGGCAAAGGTTTAGATATATTCTTTTCAGAAGTTACAAGACTTGAACAAAAGTCATTAGCAGCAGGATTAACAAAAGACGGTTGGAGATCAAGTAGACAGTTCTTTAGGGAAAGACAGCAACTTAGAGAGACTGTAAGTGGTATTATTAATAAGTATCCTGATTTTTATTTAGTATACGAAAGAGTATTAAATAATTGGTTTAGCGAACCTGTAAGGTTTTTAGAGGATTTGCAATATGACCAAGAAGTAATGGAACAATATGGGTACATGTTGCCCACTGAGGAAGTATGACAGAACAAGAAGTAATTGATAATTTTATAGCAGAAATAATAAAATACATAGATGATACATCATCAGAATATATAACTACAGGCACAAGTACACGTACAGAACCTATGTATTTTCAAGGTTTTGAGGAGGAAATAAAAGCAGAAATAAGTTCATACAGTACATTACCTGTTGATCAAGTAATAGCAAGAACTATGCAGTACATGATGTACATAACTTCAGTAAATAATAAAGATACAACAAACTTTAATATGGGATACAAACGAGCAGTAAACATAATAAATACAGCACTTGCAAAAGGTACAGGTGAATCAAGGTGGGCAGGAGTACCTGGTCCAATGGTAAATGTAGATAACGATTTATTTACAAAAATATACAAAGGCCAAGAAATGGGAGCAGGTTTAATTGGTGATGAAAAATTTTACCAATGGCAACTTGCAACTGTTAAAGATACAGCACAAAATAATGATGATGTATTTCCTATAATAGTTAGACCACAAGACGGTAGTGGATCTATGATGTACCACTCTGATCAATTAGATAAATACGTTAAAGAAAAAGGTGGACGTATAAATGTTAATTTAGAAATGTTTGGTGCTTTTCCTAATAACTACGGTGCATTAAATATAGGACCTGTTGGTTTTAAACCAAGACCACAAATCTTAGCACAACCACAAACAACATTAGTTGATGAAACAGGCCTGCATGATTACAAAGGATCATATACAAATTATTACGGTGCTGTTGAGGACAACAGAATTATTACATCTACAGAAGTAGCAGGATCTGCTAAATATTATATAGTTGAATATGTAGACGGTAAAAAAGTAAATGAACGTACAGAATTACTTTCACAAGATGATAAAGATGAATTATTTAGAAATTTTGGTCAAAACATTTACATACAACCTGTAGATGATTCATATACAGATGAGGAATTAAATACTGTTAAAGCACAAGCAGATAATTATTTTGCAGCTAATACAATAACAGGTGAAGGATTTGGTGGTGTAGGTTTAGGTTATATGGTACCTGGACCACAAACTGCAGCAGTTGCAAATCAAAACATGGTTAATGGTGAAATTGATTATATGGGTATAAAAAACGCAGATATACCACAAGCAGCACAAGTTACTGTAGAAAACGCAAAAGATATATACGGTGGTATGGATCACATTAATGGACAAAGTTCAGGTAAAACATCATGGATAGCATTGTCTAGTGATGAAAAAGAAGCTGTGCAATTAAAAATGGTTAATGGTGGATTTATGAGTTACAACGATTATTTATTAGAAAAAGGTAGGTGGGGAGGTGCTTCACAAGCAGCAATGAAAAGTGCAATGACAGAAGCAAACCTTAGACTTAAATCAGTAGAGACAGTGTTAGAGGAAGCAGCAACAAGACCTGTAATCGTACCACCTATTACACCTAAAAAATATACTGCACCTACTATGTTTGATCAACGTAGAGCAATTAAAAGTGGTATGGCCACAATGGGTTTTGACACAAGTTCATTGTCGAGAGCAGAGTGGGAATTATTAGGTGATGTAGTTACAACAAGTGATGAGGAATATTTTGCTAATTCAGAGTTATATGAACAACAACAACAAGTAGCTATACAGTTAGCTAACAGAGGTATGTTTGATGATTTACAAGATACTCTTGATAATTTGCCACAACTTATAACACCTGAGGAATCAGTAGCTAATTATGCTATGCCATTTTTAGAAGCACGTGAGGATCGTAGTGATATGCAACAAGCACAAGCAAATGATATAACTAATTTGTTAGGTAGTGTAAGACAACTACGTAATATGAATCAAGGTGGATATGCGTAATGGATAGAGACGCAAAGATAAAACATTTTGTAAAAGTACATAAAGAAAAAGGTATGTCCGCCATGCTTAAAGAGATTAAAAAATATGATCAAGAAGTAGCACATGGCAAGGATTGATGAATTAAACGAATTATCAACTAAGTTAAATGCTATTGTTGATGAATTTTATGAAGGTTTAGGTTTAGATCGTCATGCAATAATGCTTGACGCTGTACGTTATTTATTATCCGAAAACGCTATACACATAAGTGCAGGCAACAGACAAATGGAACAACTGTTGCAAGGCATGAAGGATATACCATTTCCACAGTTAATTGATCTTATTGCAAAAGCAGATGAAAAATTTACACGTGAAGTAAAAGAAATAGCAAAAAAATACAATTTTATAGATATGCAAGGTGGAATTAATTGGGCCGAATCAGAAGCAGAGGATTTAGTAGATACTATTATTGGTGATTATCGTAGGGCTTTTAGCAGATTTATGTCATTTGAAAACACAAGTACAACTTTAAACAACAGTTGGTATGGTAATTTTTTAGATAGTCAAGCAAGTAGAGACGCATATAAGATAAGAAGTGTTGTACCTGAATCATTTGCTGCTAGATCAACAGCAATGTTTGGTGAATCATTGTTTAGTGCATTTGCTGAAACAGACAAAGCAGGAATAACTGATACATCAGAAATATGGAAAAGAGTTAAAAAATATCTTAAAAATTTAAAAGAGGAATCATACGTACCTGAAACTACATCTGAATATTTAACTAAATTAAAACAAGCTAAAGGATATATAAAAGAAGCAACAGCAAATTATTTATCACATCAAAACAATCCGTACATATACAATGATTTTTTACAAACTTTAGATGATAATTGGGAAGGTGATGAGTGGACAAAAACAAGTAGACATGCAGCTACTATACCACAAAACTTTGGAAACAAACATTATCAATTATTAGACGGGTTTTTTCCTGCAGGTTGGTCAGGAGTAGAAGTATTTTTATCAGAAGCAACTAAAATGTTGCAAGATAAATATAAAGGAAAAATGCAAGAGGATCTAAATAAAGATCCAATATACAAGGTATTGTTTGAGTTTAAGCTTGAACCTAATCAAACAAATAAAGACGGTAAAATAGCTTATTTAGAAACTGCATTAGGACCTGTAGATAGTAATACAGTTGCACCTAGAACTACTAGAGTAAAAAAAGCAGTAGTTAATGAATTAATTGGTATACCTTCTGCTAACCAAATGGCAGATGATTGGTCAGATATATATAACTTTGTACGTCAAGATTTTCCTGAAGTAAATAAATTTCAGGTGTTTTTAAAAGATGATCGTATAGAAGGAAAATACTTAGAAGTATTTGATCTATATAGAGGACAAGGTACAGGTACAGCAGTAATAGATAAAGTAATAGAGTTTGCAGATAAATATGAATTACCAATATTTATAGAACCTCAATCTGATGTAGGTGATATAACAAAGTTTTATGAAGGTTTTGGATTTACTAATGAAAGTGAGTTGCTAGAGTTTCCTGGTAAGACATCATACGTAAGAGAACCAACAACAGAATCTAATTTAAATATACCTAAAGATAAACCTGAGTTAGGTAAAGAGGATAAAGTAATGCAGTTATTAGATGATTTAAAAGAGGAGTATGGTCAATTTTTAGATGACACACAAAGCGAGGCAGGAGACGGTAGTGGTTTACATTTTGATTTAACAGCTAACAATGTTTTAGACAAAGAGGAAATATACGTAGAAGCATTATACATTAAACCTGATAAACAAGGATTTGGTATAGGTACAGAAATAGTAGACAAACTTAAAAAACTATCTAATGATATAGATGTACCAATTACTTTAATTGATTTTTCTAAAATCAAGGGAAAGGTAATGTCTAATGATTCTTTTTGGTCGAGTAAAGGATTTACTGTACTAAGTGATGATGATCTGCAAATGGTTTATTATCCTAAAAGTGATAATCCATTAATGGCAGACGGTTTTCCTGTAAGGCCTGATCATGCTAATTTACTACACGAACCACAAGATTATTGGGAAGTTAAAGTAGATAACTTAAATAAAGAAACAGCTACAAGTATGGACCATGCTTTGATAAAAGATAATTCAAGAATACAAGGTGCAGCAAATTGGTTAGATTCAAATACAAATTGGATAAGTGTAGCAAGAGGATACGCAGATGATATAAATGCTTTTAATTTAGGTAAGTATCCTGAAAATGTAGCTGAATTAATTAAAAGAATAAATGATTTAGCTATTGATTATATGCCTGGTGGGTTAGGTTGGAAAACTTATAGAGATAAATACGATCCTTTTAATAGGTTTTGGAACGTAATACAAATGAACAATCGTAAATTAGGTGGTGTTGATAATTTTACACCTCATTGGCATTATGAAATACAAGCAGCAATGATTGATTTAGCTACGCATGGGTATGATGATATATTTGTTGAAGGTTTTATTGATAAAGATATATTATCTGAAATTCAAGAAAAGGTTAAAAAGTATGATGAATTTGCAAATAATGGTGTATATAACCAACAAAAAAGATACGCTTCTAATTTTATAACAGGTGGATCATTAGTTGATAATGTAGTTTTTGCAGCTAAATTAGATATACCTATACCTGCAAGAATAGTTTTTGATTACATTGTTGCATTAGATGAACACAATTTAAATATTAATGACATAGTTAATTTAGGTTATTTGTCGCAAGATGAAGGCAATTTTATTATTAATAATTTATATGCAAACGTAGGTGGTGTAGATACATTTCATACTACAGATGACGGTGTAAGAATACCTTTTGGTATAGGTGGTTCATCACCATATTTTACTAAAGGCAACAAATTTATTTCATGGCCACAAAGATTAAAAAATTGGTGGTCTAAGAAACAAGGTAAAAGAGGTTTTGCAAGTTTTGATCCTAATACAAATTATCCAGGTTTGGGTTATTTATTTAATAAAGAAATAGAAGGTACTGATCCATTTGACGAAACTGTATTATCAGCACAAAAATTAAATGCACAATCACATGTAGATAATCCTAATGGTGTAGGTGCTGCAGGTGCTAATGAATTTGCTTATGATCTTGACATTACAGATAGAGATATGAATTATTTAATAGACGAATCAAACTTGTATAGACAATCATTAGGTAGATCAGATAAATTAAAACATATTGTAAATGCTAATAGTGTTGTATTACCTGCACTTAACAATATGATATACAACGAACTTGCAGACGCAAAAGAACTTACATTTCAAAACAATGCACATCATGTAGTCAATGTAGATAACATTGTAGCTAGTTCAATAGAAGGATTAGATATAGATCGTGCATTAAAAGTAGCTATATACAAAGAAGCTAGAGGAGTAATATCAGATGTGTATGAAGCACTTGCACAAGACACAAGTAATGATTTAATTAATTACGGAGACTTTACAATACTTAGTCATGAATCTCCTGCAGAAGTATTAGAACAAGTACAAGATTTAAATGTATATAACATAAGATCTTTAGAAGCAGATATAAATCAATACTACGATACATTTGCTAATTTATCTATGGAAGGTAACGCACAACATGTAGCGTTTATAGATAACAAAGGACATACACGTGTTGTTAGGCCTGGTCATGCGTTTCTTATTGCTACAGATGAATTAACAGGACAAACATTAAAACCTGAGGATATAACTACAAGAGTTGCAAACGAAATAGCTGCGCAATTTGATGAACAATTAGATAGATTCTCATTAGTTGCTGTAGGAAGTGATGACATGTATTTATCAGAATTGTATGTTAAACCTGAATATCAACAAGAAGGTGTTGGTAGAAAAATAATGTCAAGACTTATAGAACATGCAGATTATTACGGCATGAATATACAATTAGAACCTGATCCTGGTACAGGTAATTGGCTTAAACAATGGTATGAAGGTTTAGGTTTTGAAAAACAAACTTTTTTTAATGAGGAAGGTGAACAAATTATTGATAAAGAAATGGATAATTTGTATGCTTATGTACCTGAGAAATCAGGTGTAGCAACAATTAGACCTGTTGTTCCTGATATGTCAAAGAAAACTGCAATTATATATGTAGGTCCTGGTAATCAAAACTTTTTAGATTTAGGTAGAACAGGGTTTATAAATGCACTAGCAGGTGAGGATCCTGGTGTACCTGCAACACAAGCAGGACTAGAACAAGCTGAGGAATTATCTAAGCAAACATTTAATATCAAAGCAGTAGTAGACGGTGAAGTAATGGAGTTTGACGCATTAGAAGGTAGAACAGTATTTGATCAAATGCGTGAACAAGGTATAAGCAATGTTATTATTGATGAATCATTAGTAGAACCATTAGCACCTGTAAGATCTACAGGGGATTTAAGTTACTTAGATACAAACATAGCTAATCCTGTAAGCATTATTGAGGATCAACCTAGAAATGTAAATGACCTTGACGACATAATTGTATTAGATGACAGTGCAAAAATATTTAATTCAGAAATAGACGAAGTAACAATGAAACCTATTGAGGAAGCTATAGTTGCAAGCAGACAGTACGGACAAGTTATTTATCAGGATCCAAGAGTATCTACATTTGTTAAACCTACTGTAGATAATGATATTGTAAATGAAACTGCTAAAGCATTACAAGATATATCAAGAGTTGCATTGTTAGATAATTTAAATAGTGGTGATATTGCAGATAGATTTAAAGCTATAACAGGTGGTGCTATTGGTGAAATTGGTGGTGTGCTTGCAGCACATGCAGTAGGTACAGACAAAGCATGGAAACAAAGTGTTATGAACTTTGCAAGATCTGCAGCAGAACCTGGACCGTTAGGTAAACAATTAGAATACATATTTGAAAAAGGATTATATAACGCAGAGTGGTTAGCTTATAGACCATTTGCTGCATGGTGGGTATCTAGTGGTAAAAGTCCTAAATACTTTGGACAATGGTTAAGTAAACAAAACCAACTAGGTGAAAGTGTTGTTAAGATTGCACAATCAACAAAAGCAAAAGGTGCAAAAGGTATACAAACAACTATGGATATATTAAAGAAATCAGGTGCAGGATCTATAGCAACTAGATTAGGTGCAGGTGGTTTAGCTACATTAATGATTGCAGGTGGACAATACGCAGAAAAAGCATTGTATGGTAAATGGTTAATGGATCTAACTGCATATACATCAAGAAAAAATCAAGAAAGACAAATAGCAAATATGCAAGGTATGTCTCTTTCAGACCGTAAAGAATTTTTACAATCTGATCCTACAACTTTTGCTTTAATTACAGGTATATCAGCAGGACTTACAGGACAACCTACAAGTATGAAAACTATAAGATCATTAAATGAAGGCATAAACAAAAATATGCCTGAACAATATCAATTAGATTTAAATAAAGATTATGGAATAAATTGGAACGTAGCAGGTGGCAAAGATCAAGTTATCAAAGATGTAGTAGAAAGTCAAGACCAATGGTTAAAAATAAAAGCTGATACTACACGTATGATTAAAGAATTGTTTAGCATAGATAAGAGCAAATATGTTAATGACGGTACTAACTACAGTGATAGCAATGTTACTAAACACGCCAATTTCTTTGGATCATTTAACAGAGGAATCCAAACACTTAGAGGTACAAATGGCTAAAGTAGATCCTGTAGATATTGCATACGAATTATTATCATTAGGTTATAAACCACAAGTAGTTATGAAGTTAATACCATTGTTTGCTTTAGAATCTGAATTTGATAGAACAAAAGCAGAAAATAAAAATTGGTCTAAAAGATTTAGTGGTATGTCTAATGATTTAGCTAATACTACTTATGCAGGTGCAGCATATAAATATTTAGGTGAACCTAGTATTGGATTAGGACAATTTAATCCTAGTAAACACATGGCAAGAATATATCAAGCAATAAAACATGCAGATATATCTGAAGCAGATTTAACTATAGATATGCCTAACGGTGATAAATTTTTTATAGATGATGAAGTAGCCAATAAACATTATTACAATTACAATCCTTTTAAATCACCTGAGTATCACAATACAACTCCTGGAATTATTGCTTCATTACGTAGAGGTATAGCAAAAATGCCTATGCAAAATCAATTATTATTGTTTGATCAAATGCTTAGAGATCAAATAGAAATAGAAAACGGTGATATGGATACAGCATTAAGAAATTTATATTTTCACTCTATGAATAAAATAGATAATTGGAATCAATATCAATCAGGTAATGACAATTACAAAGGTTTTAAATTTAAAACATCACGTAAAGGTTATGAAGGCAGTGGACAATTTCAACACGCAACAGACGCATATTCATTAATTAGCAACAATCCTTATGGTGTTATGCAAGAAGCTATGAATAAAATAAAGATACAAGGCCCTAGTGATATACAAAGAAATACTAATAATTTAAAAAGAGATAGTTATAAAAAGTATACACAACTTGAATCAGGACAAAACAACGCAGATTTTTTCAAGTATTTGACGTATTGGTCGCAGTTGTAATGGTATTATTATAGGTAGTTATGGCAAATTCATTTAATAGCAAGTTAGTTCCATTAGGTGCAATCGTAGTACAAGACGGTAATGATACATATATTGTGTATAATTTTCCACAATTAAATATTGGTGGTCAAAACTTTGGTGAGTTTAGTTTTAAGTATTTACTTACAAGTGATCCACAATCATTAATAAATATAGGATCAGAATATACAATAGATTATGAAATAGTAAATGGTGAATTAGTACAAAAAGCAAAAGACGCACCTTTTTTAAATCCTGAATATTACGCAAATGCTTTGTATGCAGGTACAGATTTAGATCTTGCAGGTGATGTAACAATTACAGGCAATGATAATGCACCTGGATACAAAGTATTTATAGACACTATGAACAAAGCTGTACAATTAGATCCAAGTATTGGTTATAAAAATAATGCAGGTGAATATGAAATACTTAATTTATTTTTAGAAGCAAGTTTAGAAGGTAGACAAATTAATTTAGATGATCTTAGACTTACGGAATATTACAGAACAAGCACACCTGGACAACGTAAAGCCATAACAGATAGAGCTACAAGTCCTGTACAATTTGCAAAAGATCAAGCTAATACTAATTTAGATTTATTTCAATATGCTATTAACACAGGATATGGCAATCCAAATATGCAAGTATTAGAATTTTTGTCTAGCGAAGTTATGTTAGATAATATGTCATTAGCAGACGCAAAAAATCAAATAGCTAAGATAGCAAATCCTCGTTTAAAATATGGATTAAATAGTGATGTTGAAGCATTGTTAGCAGGTGATGATATAAACAGATCATTTGGTCAGCAACGTGTAGTAAAAAATAATATAGAATTTTATTTAGGACCTGGTGCTGCAGCAAATTATGATGTACAAAATTTAGCATGGGAAATGGAAGCAAATCCTGATTATATGGAGGAAACATTTAGACCACAACTTGAAGCAGCTTTTGCAGCAAAGTATACATCATGGGCAGATAGTCATATAAAAAGTTTTTCTGAATTAGATCAAGCATTAGGACAACAATGGTTGAGTGAAACAAATCAATCTATAGCAGATAAGTCTAGTCCTTTTTATCATAAGTTTTTAAATACAACAGATGAGGAAGCACGTAATAAAGTTGTAACAGATTACTTAATAGATAGCAACAGTCCTGAATTAATGAATCAAGCTGAAAGTTTTTTTACAAAAGCATTTGGCAATCCATTTTTTAAAGAGGAAGGTGTTACACCAATAACGCAAAGGAGCAGTGGTAATTTATAATGAAAAAGAAAACAAAAAAAACAGTTAAAGTAAAAGGTGTTAATATTTCAAGTCTTACTAAAAGACAACAAGATACTATGAAAAAACATAGTAAACATCATACAAAAAAACATTTACAACACATGGCTAATTCTATGAAACGTGGTACATCATTTACACAAGCACATAAAAATGCACAGAAAAAAGTAGGCAGATAATGGCAAACGTTAGTTTTAAAATAGGTAATAAAGAATACGTCTTTAAACCTGGTTTTTTTTCAGAGTTTGTATCTATTGCTTATCCTGATGTAGCACCTGAACGTACATCTAAAAATACAGGTACTTATGATTTTGGTGGTGATCCTATAAACATACCACCTCCAAGTACTACAGCAACACAAGATGTAGTAGCAGCTACACCAACAACTGAAGCAACTATTGAAACTCCTGAAGTTGTAAGCATGTTTACAGTTGATGATCAACAAGCATATCAACAATCAGTAGACAATTTAGCAGACGGTGGTACTACACCTAATAATTTTTTAACTAATGATTTAAGTGAATCTACAGAAATACCACCACCAATAGATTCTACAAATCCACTTGCTACATATTACACATGGGATCAAGACGGTAATGTTACAGGACCATTTACTCTTGCAGATTATAACAAAAGAATTAATGAAGGATTTTACGGATATGATCCTACAAAACAAACTAATCCAAGCAATCCTATAGTTACAGATCCTATAACATTTCCTGGTCAATCAGGTATAAATAATGAAACAGCAGAATTGTTTACACAAGACGATATAAAAATGCAATTAAAAAAACAATACGCATGGTTAGATCCTACACTTACAGACATGTTTTATGATGAGTGGATTAAAGCAGGTAGGCCTGATGACACTACAGATGTATTAAATACAGTACGTAATACAAATTATCACAAAGATAGATTTAAAGGTTTTTTACGTGAGGACGGTACACAGAGGTTTGAATCAGAGTTAGATTACGTACAACAAATAGAACAATACAAAATAGATCTTGCAGGTTATGGATTAAATCCTGATATATTTCAAGATGATTTTGTAGACGCAATCATTAATGATGTATCTCCTGCTAAATTTCAACAGAATTTAGATTTTATTTATCCTGTACTAGAACGTCTTGCACCTGTGGTTAGACAAAACTTTGGACAACAAATAGGTTTATCACAAGAGGAAACAGATAGTTTAGATAACAATGTAATTATATCTGCTCTTATAAGTAAAAATGTTAATGACGCATTTTTAAAACGTGAATTAGATGTTGCAGAAATAAGAGGTATTGGATCTGAGTTTGGTGGCATAGGTGTAGAAGCAGCAGGTAAATTAGCAGCACAAGGGGTTACAGGTAATTTAGCTACAAGCATAGGTAAAAGTGTTGGTGCTAGATTTGGTAGATTACAAAGACTTGCACAACGTACTTTAGGATCACCTAATGTATTTGGCTTAGTAGATTTTATAGAAGCACAAGTGTTTGAAGGTAGTGCAGGTGATGTATTGCTAAATAAATTAGAAGCAGCACAACGTTCTGAATTTTCAACAGCAGACACAGCAGCTAGAACTGAATCAGGTGTAACAGGATTGGTTGAATATTAATGACAATTAAGTATAGAGGGCAAACATTTTCAGGATATAACAAACCTAAAGCTCAAAAGTCTGGTGGTAAATCACATGTTGTTTTAGCTAAAAAAGGCGACAAAGTAAAAATGGTTAGATTTGGACAAGCAGGAAAAACAGGTAGTCCTAAGGGTACAAAAAGAAATAAAGCATTTCACGCACGACATAATTGTAGTGCAAAAAAAGATAAATTTACTGCAGGATATTGGTCCTGTAAGCATAAATGGTAAATTTATGTGGTATAATAAAATCATAGCGTAACTCGTATCCGCTTATAATAGATCAGTAATTTCTCTTGTGAGTGCCAACGTACACAAGATGTATCAAATCGTTGAGATGATCAAGCGTGGTATTACAGCGCAAAACTTTTTCATATAAATTAATAATACTGTAATCACTCCCATTATGACCTGGACCTTAATGGTGTTTTGTGTAATAGTCCAAGAAAGAAAGAGGAAAAATATGAGTGAGGAAAACATGACAGATAGCACAGATAGTGTTAAAAACATGCGAGACAAGATAGAGAGACAAGAAAAAGAGTTGAAGGATCTACGTAGCGCAGTTAAGACAAACTTGTTTAAAGAAGTAGGTCTACCAACTGATAGCGGTGTAGGTAAAATGGCTTTTGAATTGTATAGTGGTAGCAATGATACTGCAGAACTTAACACCTGGTTAAATGAAAACTATGGAATAGGTGAAGCAGAATTATCTAATGAACAGATTGCAGCACAAAAAATAAGCGAATCTGATCAAAAGTTACAGCAAGTACAAAACATGTCTCAATCTGTAGCACCTCCTAATATTGATTCTACATATAGAGAAATTGTTGATAATGGAACTGTTAAAGAATCTATTAAGGCAAAACTCTACATGCAAGATAATTTAAAAAACCAAACAAACAACTAATCACGGAAGGAAACTGATTAAAAATGGCAGCTATATCAGGCGCTAATCCAATAATCACAAGTGATATTAACAATTTCACAGGTGAATTATTTAAGATCACTCCGCATAGAACTCCGTTATTAGCTGCAGCAGGCGGATTAAATGGTGGAATTGTAAGTAACACAACTTATTTTCAATTCCAAACACAAGACAATGAGACTATCTCATCTGTAACTCCTGAGACAGAAGGTGGACAACCTTCATACAACGGTAGAAGCAGATCAGCACAACAGGGAGTATTACAAATATTCCACGAAGCTGTACAAGTTTCATTTACCGCACAAGCAGCTTACGGTGAAATCGTGCCGTTTGATCTTGCAAACAACTATAAAAACTCTATTGATAAACTTTCACTAGAAGGTACCAATCCTGTAACAGATGAATTAGCTTATCAAATGGAATTACTACTTGAAAAGATCGCAAAAATGGTTGAGTGGTCAGCATTTAATGCAGCTTTTGATGACGGAACAGGTGCAAACCCACGTCAAATGAGAGGCTTAAAAGAACACATGGACCTTACAGGCGGAACAGCAGTTAACAATGATGACGGTGCAGGATCTCCTGCAGCTCAAAAATTAAATTGGGATATTATTGCAAGTGCAATGAAAGCTCTGTATGACGCAGGCGCACCAATGAGACAACCTGTTCTTTTTGTATCTCCAACTATGTTGCTAGATCTTAACAAAGAATTAGTAAAAGCTACAGTAGGATCCGTTAACTACGGTGTTCTACCAAGAGATAGGGCAGTAGGTGGTGTTGACATTGACACAATCGTTACACCATTTGGACAAATCGGACTTGCATTGTCTGATTACCTACCTGCAGGCACAATCTCAGGTTCTAAGCAAGCATTTATTGTAGACTTATCTTTCGTCAAACCCGTATTCTTGAATATTCCTGGATTCGGAACTATGTTCGTAAGAGACATTGATCAAGATGATCATGCTAGAATCGCTAAAGCTGTTTACATGGAAATGGCTTTTGACTTTGGTCCACAACAGTACCATTGTCAGATTGACAACGTAGTAGGTTAATCCTACTTTATTACTCTGAGGCCGCTAATCCACCATAGCGGCCTTCAGAGTATGTTAAAATTGTAATCATGGTATACGGTAGAAGTAAAAGTGAAGTAGCTTTAATTGATGTATCCGCAGACGCAAGCAACAGTTTAGGTATAAATACTGATAACATGTTACTTGCAGGTATTGTTTTCCCTTCTGCATTTACAGGATCATCTATTACATTTGATTATTCAGTAGACGGATCAAGTTGGGTAGATGTTTTTGAAACAGACGGTACAGAAGTATCTTACACAGTAAGTGCAGATAATGTTGTACGTGTAGATCCTAGTGGTTGGGCGTTTTCAAGCAATGGTTATTTAAGAGTAACATCAAGCGGTACAGAAGCTGCAGACAGAAAAATTAAATTAATATTTAGAACTGCTTAGGAGGACGCATGGGTATCTTACTTATGCTCAAAGAAGGCGGATCATTAATCCTTGATTCTACAGGCGGTAGTCCTATTGACGAGGATATAGATCTAATACCTGATATTATTACACCTGTTGGTATGGGTGTAATGGCATTAGGAGAAGGAACAATGGGTATATAATGTCAACTTTTGCAGAATTAATAGATAGGACATACAGAGAATATTTAAGACCTGTAGAGGAACAAGAACCTGCTTCTCAATTAGCAAGCACAAATGATATATCTAGTGTTGCAGGATCAGGTGCTACAGGTATTCTTGCAACAGATACAAGTATTACTTATAGAGACGGATTTTTTACTCCTGAGGAGGAGGAACTTATAGGTTCAGGATCCATAATAGAAATAGGACAAGAACTTATATTAGTAGAGGACATTAACACTGTTGCTAAAACAATGACACTTGAACGTGGCAGAAATGGCACTACAGCAACACATCATTTAAATGACGCAGACATTATTTTAAAACCAAAGTATCCAAGAATTAATGTAGCAAATGCAATAGCAGATCAAATTGTTGGTTTATATCCTGCACTTTATGCAGTAGCTAAAACAACAATACAAACATCATCAACACAATTTGTAGAAATGCCTGCAGATACAGAGAGAATACTACAAGCTAAAATGGATTTATCAACATCAAGTGTTACAACATATTCAGATGTACCATTAGAACTATTAACAGATTTTGCAGGATCCTCTACAGAAGCAGCAGTACAATTTCCTACACAACCTACATCAGGTAAAAATGTTTTTGTAGTGTATGCAAGTAAATTTACTAGACCAACAAACGAATCAGATAATTTAAATACACTATCAGGACTAGATGATTTTCACGAACAAATAGTTATGGTAGGTGCAGTTGCACAGTTGTTATCTGAATTAGATGTAGACGCTACTACTCAAAGTTATATAACTGAAAACTTAGAATCTAGTGGTATACCTGTAGGATCAGGTGAACGATTACGTAATGCTTTGTTAAGATATTACGGTGTATTGCTTGATAGGGCAAGACGTGAACAAAGATCAAGGTTTCCACAAGGAGTAGAATTATACGGAATTAGTTTTAACTAATGCCATTACCTACTTCATCTAACGTTGCTACACCATTAGCATTTGGTTATCAAGCACAAATATCAGACGGTGTTACTGATATACTTATGCGTCTTGCTGTTGCACCTGGACGTGAATTAAGTATTACAACAGCACCATTATCTGCGCAACAAATTAACACAGCGCAAACACCTGAGGAGTTTAGGGCAGAGTTTGGTCAATCATACGCACGATCAGATTTTTCAGGAGGTGCAGGTTTAGATTATGCACATCAAAGAAATCCTGGACCAAACGATTTTCGTAGATTTTATGACAGTAAAGGTATAGATGTATTTAGCAATGCAGATGACAAAGCAAGCGCATACAGTATAAGTTTATTACATGAAACTGAATCTATAACTGAACGTGCTAGTACTAATGTTAATCAAAATATAGTAGGCCATGATGATACATTGTGGGTATCACAAGGACATGATGTTTTTTATAGTACAGATCAGGGCGTTACATGGATTACAACAGATCCATATTCTACAGGATCATCTTTTAATGTAACAGGCATGGTGTTTGAAGGACATTTACTTTACGTATCTTTAAATGACGGTACAGACAGCATTGTAAGAAAACTAGATACAGATAATATAGCAGGTGGTTGGTCAGATTACATGGGTTTGCATGCTGCACATGTTTACACAAATTTATTTTATGTTAAAAATTATTTATTTGCTATTGCAACAAATGGTAAATTATTAAATTTAGACGGTACAACTAGCCCACCATTAATTATAGATTTACCTTCAGGATCTTTATGGACAAGCGTTATAGACGGTGGATCTGTAATACTAGCTTCTAGTGATGACGGATATATATATAGTATTAAAGATGATCAATCTACAGGTTTAGTTTTAGCAGGACAAACACTTATTGAAGGCGAATCTATAGTAGACATGACAGAATCTAATAGTATTGTGTTTTTTTCTACTTCACAAACATCTAATCAAAACGGAAAAATTGGTAGAGTATATCAAGGTACAGTTGCTTCAGACGGTGTAGTATATACAATACAAAACAGACAGTTATTAAAACAATTTGGTGATGAAACAACTACAGTAGATAAATCACCAACAGCTTTTTTCAATACAAGAGACGAAATATATTTTGGTGTAATTGAATCTGCAACTGAAACTGATTTGTATTGTATATATTTACCTACATTAGGTTACGCAAGAAATATTTATTTTACAGGAACAAGTGGTAAGGTCAATAGTATTGCAGTATCACGAGACAGATTGTTTTTTATTATTGATCAAGTAGGTTTAATAAAAGAAAAAGATACATTTGTAGCAGACGGTTATATAATATTATCTGCTGCAGATTTTTTTACAGCACAACCTAAACAATGGGTTGGTGGTAGAATTTATACATCTACTGTAACATCAGGTGCAGAAGTATTAGCAGAATTTAGCACAAGTTTAGACAGTTTAGAAAATCCAAATGATCCACTTTATAGCACATTAACTAAAGTAGAACTTGAAGGTGTTGGTGATGAAAAACCATTAGTAAATGTAATTAACAGGTGGTTAATACCTAAAATAATTATTAGGGCAGACAACAATCAAACTACTTCACCACAAGTTTTTTCATATAGTTATCGTGCTTTCCCTGAACCTGAGGACGTTATTGTACGTATACCTGTAAACGTGTCAGACAGAATAGAACGTCCTGGTAAAAGACCTAAGGTAATACCTGGTATTGGTCATAAATTATTTCAAGCAATAAAAGCTTTAGAAGGTAAATCAGTTGTACTTACATTGTTTAAACCTGAGGAAACTGTAAGAGGTATAGTAGAAAACGTTACATTACCTGTAACAGAAATTACTAAATTAGGATCTACAACAGTGTTTTGTTCTTTAACTGTACGTGGACAAAGACAAAATTTAGGAACGTCAGAAGTTTCTAGTTTATCTACTCTTGGAGTAGGACAATTAGGGATTTACCAAATGGGCGTATGATATAATACTAGGAGAAAAAAATGGTAGATACAAGAAAAGCAGCACAATCAATAACAGCTAACGCATTTGAGACTACATTGTCTACAGCTATGGGCGCTAGTGATTTAACTATTAACGTAGCAAGTACAAGCGGATTAAATGTACCTTGTTATATTGTTGTAGAACCTGATAGTTCTAGCAACAGAGAATATATTTTTATAGACAGCGCAGTGGGCGCTACATCATTTACTACAACTACAGAGGACAATAGATACCTTACAGGATCTGCAGCAACTTCAGGTCTTACACATGCAGTAAACTCTAAAGTTCGTGTTGCACCAATGAAGCAACACTTTGAGGATATTTGGAGTGCAGTATCTAAAGTTGTAGACGGATCATACGCTAGTGGTCAAGCAGGAGAAGTTGTGTTTGACATTGCTGCAGGTGCAGTAGATGTAGCTAATGACCTTATTGCATTTATAGATAATGACGGTAATAATGTAGTTAAAAAAGAATCTATTTCTGATCTTGTTTCAGGTATTGCAGGTACAGGTTTATCTGCTACGTCAGGAACACTTGCTATAGGTCAAGCTGTTGGCACAACAGATGATGTAACATTTAATAAAGTTACAAGTGATTTAGTTGGAGATGTTACAGTTAATGTAACTGTTAAAGTTGCAGATGACGGATCAGGTTCACAAAACGTTTTTTACTTTTTAACAGGATCTGATACAGGTAGTGGTGTTAAATCATTAAATTGGGATTTACAAACAAACACTAAAGTTAAATTTGATACGTCAGACAGCAGTTTGTCAGGACACAATTTTAAATTTTCTACAGTACAAGACGGATCACACAATGGTGGTTCAGAATATACTACAAATGTAACAACTTCAGGAACTCCTGGATCTGCTAATTCTTATACAGAAATAGAAGTAACTGCAGAAGTTATAGAAGCAAACAAACTATATTATTATTGTTCACATCATGGAGGCATGGGTGGAGACGGACAAATAACTTTATCAGATAATAAATTACAACATTTTACAGAAGTACATCAAGATACAATTACATCTGCTTCAGGTGTTGTAACTTTAGATTTATCACAAGGTAACTCAGGAAGCATAACATTAACTGAAAACGTTTCATCATTTACTATAAAAAATGTACCAAAAGACGGTGTGTCTACATTTACATTAATAATTACACAAGATAGCACAGATAGAACAGTAGCTATATTATGTGCAGTAAACGGTGCAGGTGGTGCTAACGCTAAGACACCTGGTGCTGCAGGTTACACCATGTCTACAGGTTCAGGTGCAATAGATATAATTACATTTGTCTTTAAAGACGGTGGCACACCTTATTTATTAGTTCAACAAGCGTTCGCATAACATGGCACCTCTAGGGATAGGTCGTGCATTATTAACTTCATCAAGCGGAGTTCCGTATGAAGGTGAGGCAACAGGTGCAGATCTTTTTTGGCACTTAAAAAGATACGAAACATCAGCGTATGCGTCAAGTGAGGACGTAACTTTTAACATAAATGGCACAAGCAGAGACACAAAAATGACTGTTTATAGTGGTGATCAAACATTTGGTTCAGGTAGTATTCCTGCTGCTGCAGATAAATTAACATTTGCAAGAATAGAAGGTAATTTAACTGTAAGCTCAGGTTTTGATTTATCACCTAGTGCTGATTCCTTAGGATTGTTTATGTTTATTGACGGTAATCTTACAGTAGACGGTGGTATAACTACTTATCAATTAGGACAGGCATTAACTTCTGATCCTGGTTCTGTAACTTTAAACTCATCTACAAATGAAACAATAGGATCTACTGAAATAATATGGAACGGTAGTGCAACAGGCCATAACAATGGTAGTTCTGCTTCTCCTATGTCAGTTGGTGGAGGTGGACAGGGTGGATATGGATCTTACGGTAACGGTAGTGGTGCTACAGGTCATACATTTGCAGGTGGTTCAGGTGGAGGCGGTGGCGGAGGCGTGGCGTACTACAATCACTATCAAGGTGGAGGCGGTGGTGGTGGAGGTGCAACTACGCTATCACGTAATGGAG